CATCACCGCAAGCCGGCGCACCAACCATTCCTGTGCCGACATTGTCATCATCATCGTCCATACGCCCTACATTACGTGGGTTCTCATAGTGGTCGAGCACTTTGTCTGAATAAGCCATATAATAATATACTTATTAGTTCCTAAATTCCCTTACACCCCAAAGGCTAATTGTAATAGCGTTTGCAACACTAGATCGGTAGGCTATATTAGCTGTGTCTTCTGCCATATACAAACCTCTAGCATATTCTAAAGTCAGCGAGGAATTAGCAGCTAGGCTTGTATCCCAATAGAGAGCTGTAGTCTCATCATAGGTAGTACCATTAGCATCAAAGAATAACCTAAATGTAGCAGAAGACCCGCTAGTATTGCACAGTATAATAGTTTCTATCCTATCTCTGTGGGCTAGTGGGGGGCTATGTACCGAAGTAGCAGTAGTAGAGTTTAATCTTACTTGTGCTAGTGGTATAGCGTTATCGACCATTTATCATCCCCTTCATAATAGGATCACGCTCTTTAGTTGCTACGTCACGTTCTTTTAGTAAGGTATTAGCTAACTGTACACGCTGGTTAAATTGCTTAGTATCTTCATCATCGCCAGAGTTAATAGCCTTGATACGATTAGTCTTAACATCCTCAGGCATAAGTCTAGTCTCTTCAGCGTACTTCTGTGCTCTAGCTTGTGCCTCAGCAGCCTGACCATTGAGTGCAGCAGTCTGGCTAGACTGGAAATCTTCCTGTAGTTTTTGAACTCTTTGTTGCTCTTCTTGTGCTTCAGGTGTTACTTCCTTAGACTTCTGAAGAGTTAGTATAAGTTCTTCACGGTTAGTGACACTAGAGTTATCTATAATAGCCTGTATCAATATATCATACGCAGGAGAGTCTGGGGACATAGTTTGGAGTAACTGTGTCAACTGAGCTGTTTCAAACTCTCTAGCCATAATACCCAATGTAGAAGTAGTATTAAAGTTATAGTCTTTAGCAGGATAGTTGTCAGGATCAAACTGCATATAACGCCACGCTGCTTTTTCAACGAAAGGTATAATAAAGTTATCTTGGAAGCCCAGGAGAGTACGCTTGTGACGCTTTATAATAGCCCCTAAGGAGGCTGATATACCACCATCGGTACGTGCCTGTCCTCCAAGGTCAGCAAGGCTGTCAATGGCTCCTGTAGCCTGTCGTACCATCTTCTGTAACTCACCAGCCTGTGCAAAGGTAATCTGATCCACACTGCCAAAGTTAATCGGCATTAAGGCTTCACTAGGATTACCATTAGTAAATATGGTTTTCCCAGGACGTACATCAGTGTTGGAACCACGAATAAACTTAGATGAGTTTACTGCCATCATAGGATGTATAGTATAAGCCAAGGCATCTACGCGGGCTCTAATCTCTGCATCCAAGGCTTTTTGGCTATTGTAGGCTTTCTCGACTACTCCACGACCTCTGAACAATCCTGGTACTATATCCCATGCAAAGGCCACAATTGGCCTATCCTGCATCATATAGGGATTCTCTTCTGCTTTCAGTAGTGTACCACCGTTAGCAATGACTACAATGGCTTCAACAAACTCACCCTCGTCTTCTAAACCTTCATCTGACTCACCTTCTTCAAGATTAGCCTTCTCTAAGAGATATTTAGGCACTTCTCCGAACCATTTAACAAGTCTAACCTTGTCATCAGGAAACTTAGCCAAGTTAGGGTTTGGTTCTCTCTCAAGATCAGCAGTAGTGTCAACAAATATATCAACATCTTTATAAGTACCATTATTCTGTAGCTTTTGTACGCTGTGTACGGTTACATTCTCATCAATAGCAACACCAACGGACTCATCTATGCTAGTTGCTATAGGATCAATGCGAAAGTTTTGTGGCAACACAGGTCTTAGCTTAATCTTTACCTTATTAACTAGATTTACACCTACAGCAGTTAAGGAGCCGTCCATCATAGGCTGTGTGGCTACTATACGGTCTTCAGTTTCGTCTACTACTACCTCAGCAATACCGTTACCAAAGACAGCAGCATTGATTAGAACCTCTGATACACCCTTTCTTATTTTATTCTTAGAAAACTGTACCTCAAGTTTCTTACGATAGGCTATAATGTCTTCTTTATCAGGGTCATCTTCATCATCCCTCATATCAAACCAGTGTCCACGACCAAAGGTAGCCTCTTCTACTTCAGCTACAGAGGATTCTACAGCCTGTTGTGTCGCTGGTGTAATAAGCCTGGAGCGTTCTGAGTCCCTGGTTCTATCCTGGTTAGCCCAAATACCCCTAAAGATGCGATAATACTCATCATCTTTCTCTTCGTAGTTGTTTTTATAGTATTCTTGCCAGTCATCCACATAGCTCATAACCCAGTTTTCAAGGGTGGTTATGCTATTGAACTCATCATCTTTTTGTATCATAGGTTAAAACCCTGCTATTGCGTCAAGAGGTTCAAAATCGGACTCCATCTCACCGGGAGAGAAGTAAGTAACTTGTGCTAACTGGTCAATATAGGCTAAACTGTCTACTAAATCATCATGTACTAATTTACTAGGGAATTGAAAGAGCTGGTCTAGGAAACGACTATTCCATTCTCCTTTGTTTAGTTTAATCTTACCGTGTTCCATACGCCCTTGTAGCGACCACACAACCCTATCTACCTTCTTCTGGTTTCCGTGGTTAAGGTCTACGATATTAAAGTAAATACTTTGGCTTCGCATTAGGTCAGTAAGGTAGGGTAGTACAGCATTCTTTAACGCCCCCTTCTCAATACCAACTGCTAAAGGTCTGTGCATTGTAACTGCTTCAAATATCTTACGCGCTGTTTCCTCAACACCCCAGCGCCCATGCACTATCTGCTTAACCCACCAACCATCCTGTCCTACTTTAACAATAGAAATAGCTGTTTCATCTAATTTAGCATTCTTTGTTTTATTCTTACCTTCTTCAGAAAAACCAGCCAAGTCAACACTAATATAATAGTCAGCATCTTTAGGCTCTTCCGAATCAAAGATTAACCAGTCTTCCTTGAATATCTCAGACTCTAGAGCCTCAAAGGAAGCCATAAACTCTTGTCTAAAGCTGTAGGTGCTCATAGAGCGTTCAGCAGCCTTAATCTCTGTAGGGTCTAAGGTAGGGTTGTCATAAGAAGTAAAGTGCCACCCTTTCCAATCAGGATCGTCACTAATCTCTGCGTACTGAAATAGATCATAGAAGTGGTTACGTCCCATAGGAGTCCCTATGAACATAGCTTCACCTTTTAAATCAGCTAGAGCAGGGCGTAGGATTTGTTCCCACACCTCAGGCTTTACATCAGCATATTCATCTATGACTAGATACTTCAGTGAGACACCGCGCATAGTCTCTGGTCTATCGCCTCCTTTTAACGATATCTTAGCACCATTAATCATGGTGATCTGCATATTGTTAACATGGGTAGACTTAATCACAGGGTGGGCAAGCTCTATCAGTATATCCCACATGATATCCCGTGCTTGTCCCTGTGTAGGAGCTACATAGAATACCTGCCCTTTGTCAGAGCCTAGTGCTTCTAGGATCAGCTTCCAAGCTGCACAGCGTGACTTACCACACCGTCTACCAGCAGCAATGATCTTAAACCTAGTGGGGTCTTCAAATACTTCCTGCTGCCAAGGTAGTAGCTCTACTTGTAGGTCAGTCACAACTACTTAGCCTTTAATGGTTTAGACCTGTTAGAGGCTTGTACAAGAGCCTCCACACGTTCCTCAAGTGCTGTTATCCTTGCTTGTTGTTCTGCGTATGCTTTGTTTACCTGTGTCGCTACATCTTCTATGTCCTGCATTGATACTATCTTCATTAATTCTCCTCAGATTCTTATTAAAAACTCTATCCCAGTTATCAGCTATACATTGATGGCTAACCTGTGGTGCTCTTCGTCTAGACCCTTTACTCACTAGGGAAACCTTATATTAAGTTCATCAATCTCAAAGTGTGGCATATCTACAAAGCCTATGAAGTTTCCACCCCATTTAATAGGAATATCCAGCTTCTCTGCTGTAGCTAATATACACTTAGACACTGTTGTTAGGTGCTCAGGCTCCCAACTAGCTTTACCGTCTACATAGGCATACACATCAAAAGCAACCCCATCCTGGTGCTTAGACCTGCGTACTAAACCATCACAGGCAGACACCTTAGGTATCTTATTAAACAAAGCCCTCTGTTCCGTACTGGTTCTTAAACCACCTGTTGACGGTATACCAAAGTCTATAGAACTAACTTTAATAGCCTCCTTTACTAACTCAATTAACCGAGCGTCTATACCTACTAAATGCTTCAGCGAGTTAGCACTAAGTTTAAAACTATTCTTTTTAAGCTTCATACTTACCTTTCCTATACTTTCTAGGTTTTACAGGCTTTACAGGCTTCATAGTTACTCTTAACTTAGGCTTTTTAGCCTTTTTAGTTTCTAGCACCGCCATTTAATCAATCTCCTCATAATCAGCCTCTAAAGGCTCTGTTGCATCAATAGCAACATCTTTTAAACCACTAATAGTAATATTAACCGATGTTCTACCTCCATTAGAAGCTATCTGGTCAAAGGCACTAACGGGCATTATTCTATCAACAACTAACTTCCATGCTGCTGCTTGATTCTTATGTTCGTCATTAAGGGCTGCATTTAAGATAGCATCTAGTACCTTTCTAGACTTAGGACTATTTAGCATCCTTGCTTTGTACTCGTTGATTATAGCTGCATCCCCCTTAGGTCTACCTACTGCGTTCCTAGAACCTGCTTTCTTAGAAGCAACTGCCTTCTTAGTCGGTCTACCTATCTTTCTGGTAGTGGGGCTACTAGGCTCTTTAGGGGCTATCATAAAGGTTATCCGTTTAAGTCTATATAAGTAGAGAATGTTTGTTACTATACAGTATATTATAGCATACTTTTGAGTAAAAGTCAAGCACTATTTAGGATTAATGTTAAACAGTGCTAATATTGTATGTTATTTAACTAGATTCAGCCTGTCCTTAAACAGTGCTGGCGGGTCTGCATTGTCAATGCTATCTCCGCAGAGGCTGCTCAGTCTATTAAGCCTTTATAATCAATAGCCTACACAGAGCCTTTCCAGGCTATGTAGTCTATTACAAGGCTAGGTCTGCATGGTTCTAATTTACCCTATTTTGTAGCTATGCAGGTACTGTCACAATCTACGCAGACCAGCGCCCTACCCCGGTCTATCGCACCAATACAGTGCAGCCGCACCAATACAGTGCAGCCTGGCGCACCAATGTGGTGCAGTCTGTATAGGCTTGGCATAGGCTAGCCAGCACTGTGCAGTTGTATAGGCTGGGCATATGCTGACGGTGGAGTGTGAAGGGCTATGCAGGTACTTCTACAGCTATAAAGGAAGCTAAAAATATGCACAATTAAAATAGATTAAATACTTGACATTACCTATCAGCCTGTTAAAGTAACTACATCAGCGCGACAAAGCACTGTATTAACACTAAAGGAAACAAGACAATGGAACTAATAAAAGA